CCAGGACAGGTATATTGCAGCTCCTTTTAATGCATTAAAAAGGAAAGCCAGGGAACTAATAAACCAGGAATTAAAGAGTGCGGGAATTAAACAGTTAACCGCACACAAAGCAGAAAGTGGAAAACAGGGATCTGAAGCTGCCCTTCTTGCACAAGGAACACAAAGGCTCCATAAAACAAAAAGATCTGTAGGAGCCCTGCAGTTATTAGGAGCACTGGAATGGGCGAATCAAAGCCCTAAATACAATAAGTTTAGCTCGGTAGAGAATATAAAATCTATGGCGAAAGCTTTGGGTCAGATAGAATTAGAGTTTTATTCAGCAGGATATACAGGGAAAGGCGGTAGTAAGGTAAAGTATAACCCAAACCTTAGAGTTTCAATATTTGTTTCTTCTCATAAAGATAATCCAGCAGGCGATCTGCCCACAGACTGGGCAACTATAAAACCAAAACTCGAAGAAGAGTTACAAAAATTTATAGTTGAAGAAGGAATAGCAGATGTAAAAGGTAGTAACTCTATACGAGAAGATGCAAGAAAGCATGCTCGACATTTAGTTATTTCAAAATTAAGAAAGAGATTACGAGTTGTTTCAGATTCTAAGCCTGTAAGTAGAAAAGAAAAAAGTGTAAAGACAGCCAATAGAGAGTCGGTAGGTAAAAAACGAAAGGCTTTTAGATCAAGCCTAGCTTATACAACAATTAAAACAGGTGCAGGCAATCAACAAGGCGCTAGTTTATATACTGTTATGGCAATGATTAACGAGAAACTGCCCGAAACAGTCAGAAAAAATATGGGGGCACCAGCATTAGAAAATCAGACAGGTAGATTTGCTAATAGCGTAAAAATGACAGATGTTATAAAAACCCCAAAAGGCTATCCAAGTTTTGGGTATACATATGCAAAACAGCCTTACCAAGTTTTTGAAACAGGATCACAAGGCACCTGGTCAACTCCTGAGAGAGACCCAAGAGTCCTCATTGATAGATCCATAAGAGAAATCGCAGCAGGATTTGCGTTAGGAAGATTTTATACTAGGAGAGAGTGATGGCAAGTAACGCACGAAATTACACAACTCGTCGTTCTGCTATTACCAAGGCTTTATCCGATAAGATTGCTTTAATTGATGGAAGAGGTATATACCATACGGCGGTCGCCCAAACTAGCCCCCGGTTAAAGTTCTGGGATGAGATAGAAGAATTTCCCGCAGTACATTTAAATGCAGGGAGTGAAGCCAGACAGTATCAAACAGGGGGCTATAAGGATAGATTTTTAAATATTACTGTAAGATGCTATGTTAATGAAGAAGACGCCGTTACTGCTCTTGATGAACTACTAGAAGATGTAGAAACAGTTATTGAAAATAATAGTAAATTAAAATATCACGATAGATTAGGGTTAGAAAAATATACCCAACAAATCACAATCCTCAGTATAGATACTGATGAAGGTGTACTAGAACCGCTGGGAGTAGGAGAAATACTTATAGAGGTTCGTTATTAGAAAATTCTGGCACGAATAATTATTCACGACCAGTCTTTTCAAGTTTCATAGGAGAAAACTATGGCAGACCAATTATACTTTAGCCGCGATACACGTTTGTTTGTACAAATGCGTAATCAAGATGCTGAAGATGATAATACCGCAGGGGCGGGTACTGTATGGGAAATTCCTGTCTTGGATGGATACAGTTTCTCACAGACAACAAATACCTCTGAAATTCTGCTCTCGGAAATGGAAAGTACTAAAGGCATATCACGTCGTGGACGTCGTATGTTTACCGACTCTCTTGCTCCCGCAGAATGGTCTTTTAGCACATATATTAGACCTTTTAAGTCTTTAGGACAAACTGCGCTTGACGCTTCTTCTACACTTGCAGGCACAAAAGGTGCTGAAACAGGTAGTGGAACGGATGTACATGCCGTGGAGGAAGTGCTTTGGGCAGCAATGTTCGGAGCAGATGTTTATAGTAACGTTACTGGTGTAGCTACTGTAGATAATCTAACTGGGGCAACCGATACTGATAGAGCTGCAGGAACTTATACAATTACTGAAGATGACTATACAGTAAGCCCTAATAACGGAAGGGGTGCCTCATTTACTATAACCGTAAATGGTAGCGGCGTTGCTACTGTTGCTGTCGCTTCCAATGGTGATGGTTATGCTGTTGATGATACCTTTACTGTTACAAGCGATAAAATAGGAGCAGCAGCAGGAGATACTAGTCTTACTTTTGATGTTGCAACCTTATTAACAACCGCTGCAAGTCAGGTCAGTACTTTTACACGTGCAGTGAATAAAGTTAGTGGCCCGGTTGTTACACCTGGCTCAGACTATAATACAATAGTAACTGCAGAATCCAATCGATCAGCATTACATCCATTACATTTCTATTTTGTAGTTGATACAGCTAGTGCCAATCCGATTGTTTACAAGCTGCCAGAAGCTGTGATTAATGAGGTTAGTATTGACTTTGATGTAGAAGGTATTGCTACTTTGAATTGGTCAGGAATGGCTAAAGAAGTCCAAGATGTATCAGGAAGTGTACATGTAGACGCGACTCTGCCTATAGGTAGTGATACTACTACTGATGGCACAAAGATGGCGGCTGGAGATATCTGGTTTGATTCAGATAATGCTCAAGGAAGTGCTTTCTGGCTCATTTCAGCAACCCCAGGAGATAATAGTAGTAATACTACTGCTACACAGGCTATCGATGAGGCAATAACAAGTACGAATACTTTTATTCGTAATCGTTTAACCTCTATTGATATTACTGCTGATAATAAGACTATATTCCCAGGTGGAATGAATGCGAATAGCGATGGAAAATATAATCTTGCATTAACAGGCGGAAGTTTTACTATTGCTAATAATATTACGTATTTGGTACCTGATGAACTAGGGTTTGTTAACAAGCCTTTAGAGCATGTAACAGGCGCACGAAATATTACTGGCGGAGCAACTTGTTACCTTACTCTTAGTGACTCAGACAGCACTTCAGGAACTTCTAGACAGTTTTTTAATGATCTAGTATCCACAAGTGCAATGGCACAGGTTGTTAACAAATTTGCAGTTACATTAAAGATTGGTGGTTCCGCTCAATCCGGAACACCTTCGTTGGTAATTACAATGCCGAATGTTCACTTTGAAGTACCTTCTCACTCTATTGAGGATGTAATTTCACTAGAAAGTTCCTTCCATGCATTACCAAGTGGATTTGATACTGCTAATGAAATAACAGATATTAAATACTACGCACCATCTACGTACTCTTAATACTCAAGGGGCTTCGGCCCCTTTTTCTTCCCAACCTTCCAAAAATAATTCTTGACATTTAGTGTCTTTTGAATTATACTATCTCTATAAATTTTAAATAAGGACTTTTTACCATGCCAGAGACCAAAGTAGAAAAGAAAGAACCCGTATCGTTAGCAAGTTTACTAACTCCTAGTAAAACCGTATCTATTGATTATCCTGGATACGAAGGAATGACAGTATCGTTATGTTTTTTAGCAAGAACAGAGCTTATAAAACTCAGAAAACGATGTTTATCTAGCAAATGGGATAAGAAAAACCGACAAATGGTAGAGGAACTCGATGATGATAAGTTTCTTACAGAATATTGCAAAGGTGTAGTCAAAGGATGGGAGGGCTTAAAATATTCATACTTAGAAGAGCTTCTTTTGGTGGATGTTTCGCAATTCGATCCTAATGATACATTACCCTACACTCAAGATAATGCTGAGTTGTTAATGAAAAATGCAACTGATTTTGACACATGGGTAACCGAAACAGTAGGTGATTTAGAAAATTTTACTGGGAACAAGTAGCTGAAATACAAAAGTTACTTGAACGTTGGGTAAAAGAGTCTACATCAAAGATTGACTATGAAAAATATTTAAAAATCTGCGAACAGTTGGGGGAAGACCCCGACCCTAAAAGAATGCCGCTCGAACTTTCTATATTTCCTGTAGAATTTCAAGTGGCATTTTTTATATATGACTTACTACAAGACGTGTACGAAGGAATGAACGGAACATTTTTAGGGAAAAACTGGGCTCCAATTAAAGATTTATTAGATATACATGAAGTAGATTGCCATCAAGAAACAGTATATTATATAAAAATGATAGAAGGCACTACAGTTAAACACAGAGCAGAAGAAAGTGAAAGACAAAGAAAAGCGGCGGATAGAAAGCGGCAGAGCAGTGGGAAAACATACACTCATAATGTACAGGGTTAATGGCAAAAAAAGATACAGTATGGATTGATATCAGAACCGAAGATGGTGGCACTATGCAAAAAGTTGCAGTTAGTGCCCAAAAGCTTGGAATTGCTCTGGATGATGCTGGAGTCGCCGGCCAAAAGATGGGCAAATCAGCCCAAACTACTAATAGACGTTTAAAAGGGCTTTCTCAACAGTCTTCGAACGCAACTAAAAATAATGCAAAACTTATGCAAAGCATTAATAGTGGTTTAGTGCCTGCATATGCAGTTTTAGCCTCTCATATTTTTGCAATCTCAGCAGCTTTTAGATTTTTAAAAGAAGCCGCTGATATGCGAGTCATGCAAGAATCTCAAATAGCTTTTACAGGAGCAACTGGAGTTGCTATGAAATCTCTTACTTCAGATATACAAGCTGCGAGTGAGGGAATGTTAGATTTTAAAGCCGCTTCAGAAGCAGCAGCCATTGGTATAGCCTCCGGATTAGGTGCTGGACAAATAGAGGAACTATCCGAGGGAGCGGCAAATTTATCAAAAATATTAGGACGAGATGTTACTGACTCTTTTAATCGTTTAATTAGGGGTGTTACAAAAGCAGAGCCCGAACTTTTAGACGAATTAGGTATTATTCTACGTCTTGAGAATGCACAAAATGATTATGCCATCGCTTTAAATAAGAGCGCAAAAGATCTAACTACATACGAAAAGAAACAGGCGGTATTTGTAGATGTCCAAGGACAATTAGAGAAGAAATATGCAGCAGTAGCTAAAGCGACAGGTGTACAAGCCAATAAAATAGCAAGATTAGGGGTCGCATTTGATCGTGTAATGAAACACGTTAAAGGTTTTACTGCTGCTATTGGCGAGCCCACCGCAGAGTTTTTTACTAAAAATATTGGGTCTCTGACGGTTGCTTTAGGACTTCTTGCTACTAATATATTTAAGCAAATTATTCCAGGATTCACCGCATGGGCTGCAAGTGCTCAGGAGGATGTTATAGCTGCAAATACTGCCCTAGATACTCATATACAAAAATGGAAGGATCTAGAGATGGAGCAGGCTAGAATTACTGGTACCGGAGATGCAGCCGGTGCAGCACGAGGCGCAGTTTCTCATATCAAAGCCAAGCCAGGAAGTGGGCTCGATAAATTGCAAAAAGGAGAGCAATTATCAAGTCGGGAAGTTAGTGGGATGCTACGATTTGCCGAACAAGGTCAAGGTGCAGTAACACAAATGAGCGAGGCTCAAAAACGTACTTTTATTGCTTCTTTGAAAGTAATGAAGAAAGAGTTCAAGGGTTTCAAAACTGAAATAGTTACAGGATGGCAATCAATTCAGCAAACCGCTAGTATTGTGATACAAAAAACACAAACGGGATGGGGCATAGCGATGGCTGCTATGAAAAAAGCCGCTTCTCGATTTGTTCAAGGAGTTAACTTTTTATTCCGAGCTGCTGGGTGGGTTGGCTTAGCAATGCTACTAAAAGATTTAGGGGTTCAAATGGCTGAACTTTTAGGTATTATCAAATCAAGTCAAGGATGGGATGACTTAAATCAGGATATGAAAACTCTTACAACTAATACAAAACAGCTAAATAAAGAATATTCTACTTTCAATCCAACACAATTAGCACTAGGGTTAACAAAAATTACTGGCATAGAGGCTCAAGCAAACCGAATCTTGAAACTTAACGACAGTCTATTAGAATATAATAAAATGCTCCAAGCCACCTCAAGCCTAGAGACCGCTATGGCTCATTCTGGTATAGAAAAGTGGACTACTGAAAGAGAGAAAGAGCTAAAGGATCTTGAACTTCAAATGAGGAACAGTATTATTAGAATGGTTCCCGAAAATATGCAAGGTAAGGTTGGTGATAAACTTAACGAGTGGATAACAAAAGGAATGTTCTCAGGTATTAAGGAAATGGTAGAGAAGTTTTTTGGTAAAGACCTGCTATCCGAGTTTAAATCATTTGAGGGAGAATATTGGAGAACGTTCGAGGGGTTGATGTCAAATTATGAGGAGCTTAATGCGGCCAAAAAAGAAGCTACAGATTTTACAGCGCTGTACGACACTGGAACAGCATTTATAGCGGATTTCGCAGACGTCACAGCATCCGGACTAACTCAAGCTCGCAATTTATTAGAATATTTGAATGCATTTGAAGAACAAGTCGGAGCAAGCAATCTAACTGATTACCAAAAAGAGTATAAGGCTTTAGTAGAGTCCATCGTTGAAAGTGGAAAGTTAGATCTAGATGCTACCCAAATAAAAGCATTAGAGGGGATTAATACATTCTTTGATGCACAGCGTGGCAATGCTAAAGAATTGTTAGACGGAATTCAAAATAATACTAAAGCTTTCACAGAGCAAGCACATGCTGTAAACCATTTTAGAACCAAAGTATATGACTTAATCAAGACAACCGAGGAATTAATAACTACTAACGATGCAGTAAAACAAGCCGAGGGCTGGGCAGACAGAGATAAGGTTTTACAAGACCAGTTAGCGTTTTTGCAAAAAATTAGAGACGTAGAAATAGGCTCTTCCGTTAAACTAGCGCAATTAGAAAGAGATGCTACCCGCAGAAAGATAGGAAAATCCTCTTTAGAAATAGCAGAAATCGACAGAGCACTCGCCTATAATAAAGCAGTAGCGGCGAGGGAGGATATGGAAAAGAGGATTGAGTTAGCAAAGCAATCCCAGGTAAAAGCAGAAGACGAATACATTAAGAAGTTAGAGGCAGAAAAGGACGAGTTGCTGTGGCAAGAAAAAAGCCTAGAGCGTCAACTTGATCTACGTATGAGAATGCTCGATGCAGCCAGAGAAGCTTTTGCCACAAGCCTAAGTACAAATTTAGCTGACTTTATAAAAGGTGATGAATCAAGTCTAACAGACGCACTAATAAAGACCCTCAAAGCAGCAGTAGATGCCGCAATAGATAGTATGGTAGAAGGCTGGGTCACTTGGGGTATGGGAATACTAGAGGATCAAATTGGGGGACAGGGAGGCACTAAGCCAACCATTCTAACACCAAAAGAAGTCAGAATAGCCGCAGCTGGTATTAGACTAGGTCTGAAGATAGAAGAAGGCACAAGTATTAAAGACCATTTAGAAAAAGGCGAGGGTCTCCTCGTTAGGTTCAGCGACACATCTATAAAATTAAACTTGGATCCTTTTACAACCCCTGCAGATATGAAGATATGGCAAGAACCTTTAGCTAAATTAATAGGCAAAGAAGTTTGTGCATGTAAGGCAGCCTCAGCAGGAGGAGGCGCCGGGGAGGATGAAACTAGTGCGTTACTTAACCAAGTTTTATCTGACTTAAGAAACACCCTTAATGATTTAAAGAATGAAATTAACGCTGCAAGAACTCAAGAGTTACCAACTTGGGGAGATGAACCACCACCAAACGAGGGGGGTATAAGGATAGAAGGCTCATCAAGTACTGAGTTAGGCGACATGTTAGAACGAATAGTTGTTTCAGACCAGAGAGACATCCTGGATACAAATAGAATTAAAGAAAAAATAGACGGATTGATATTTATTGACCAAATGAGCAAAACATTTGATGATCATATTAACGGGTTAGAAGATACAATGAAGACTGCTTCGACAGATTTCGAACAAATTGGTAAGCTTTTTGAGGAAGGTGTTGGGAGCATTATGAATATATTTAGAAGCTTTGGAGGAGGAAGTGCCGGTACTGATTCTACTGGTGGTATTATGTCCTTGGTACAAACGGGCATAAAGATTTTCTCTTTTATGAGTGGTGGTGGCTTCGGCTTCGCAGATGGGGGCATAGCCAAGGGTGGTTTTAAAAAATATGCAACAGGAGGCATAGCAACAGGCCCTCAGCTAGGTCTTATCGGAGAAGGAAAGCATAATGAAGCAATAGTTCCTCTTCCTGATGGTAAATCAATTCCAGTTATAATGCCTAAAGGATCCGGAACTAATAATGTTGGTGTAACTGTTAATATCACTAATGATAGGACCGAGAGAAATACAGAAGGTGATACTGCCGCAGCGGAAAGACTTGGAGATCAAATAGCAGATGTAGTACAACAAGAACTATTAAATCAAAAACGCAATGGTGGGATACTAAGCCCATATGGAGTAGCATAATGCCAGAGATAGGATTTGAAATATCAGGTACAGATATTACAACAGCAACTATACGTCCTGATAATGATTTTTCAAGAAACTATAAACCTACTGTTAGAGTAGCGGAGTTTGGAAATGGTTATCAGCAAAGAGCAAAACCAGGGATTAATAATATTGTAGAGACTTTTGCTATGCAATTTAAAAATCGAGAAAAATCCGCAGCAGATGATATAATAAAGTTTTTTAATGATAAAGCCGGGGTAACTTCTTTCAATGTCACAGTACCCGATGATAACAGTACAAGCACTGATCAATATGGTAATAAGGTTTCAACTATAAAAGTAATTTGTGAGAGTTGGTCTCAACAATACAATAATGCGAATCATTATAATGTTAATGCAAACTTCAAAAGACTATATGTATGAGCAACAGCAACTTAATAGCAAAAGATATACAATCCTTAGAAGTAGACAGTGGGGTAGTCTCTTTATTTGAGTTAGAATACTCTTCTTCTACTACTTTATATTTTCATCCAGGATTGAGTACATCTGTTCGTATTACAAATATTGACGGAGGCACTCTTACTTTAAATAGTTCCCAAACCATTACTACAGGGGTCTCTTTAACATTTAAAGGGCTTAGTCCAACAGGTTCAGAAGTTTCTGTAACTAAAAGTATATCGGGGGATAATCCAGACGCCAATACTATAACCGTTTCTGATGCTTCTAGTTTAACGGTGGGTATGACTGTTACTGGTCCAGGTATACAAACCAGGGATTATTCTCCTATAGTTTTTGATACTAATACATACTATGCTATCCCAATGGAACTAAGTACTTTTAGTGTAAGTACTGAAGGAGTACAAAATAGACCTAAGTTAACTATTGGAAATGTAGAATCTATACTAAGGTCTAGTTCTTTGTTTCAAAATGCTAATGATGGCGGCAATGATGGATTATCAGATTTTAAGCTCGATGATCTTATAGGAAAACGTTTAACCCAGCGTCAAACATTAGAAAAATATTTGACTATGGATCCTACTACTGTAAGTACAAAATCAGTAATAGAACTACCAAAAAGAATACATATTATTGATAGAGTTGAAAATAAAAACGCAGAAACAGTTACATTTGAACTAGCAAATCCTTTTGATCTAGAAGGTATAAAATTGCCACGTAGACAAGTTATAGGAAAATACTGCCCTTGGGCTTATCAGGGATTAACATTTGATACTCCAAAAGGAGCATGTACTTGGCCCGCCAATAGTTTAGTTCTTGATGAAAATAGCAGTGGAGACTTAAAATTTTATGCTTATCTAACTGAGAAAGATGAGCCTATTATGTGGAAGTATCTTATCCACAATTCCTCTAATGCTACACAGATTCTTAGCGGGAAAACCCATTCAGGGAGTGCAGGAACATCCTATGCTAAAGATGCACTAGTTGCATTATCGGACGGTGGTTCAGGATATACATATTGGAGGTCCAACAAAGATTCTAATACGTCAGTACCCTCCTCCTCCAATAGTGACTGGCAGCAGATACGATTATACGAACCTTGGGTTTCTGGACAAACTTATTCAACTCATTCTGATTCAGCGGATAGAAATGATTATGTTATATATCCCGTAAATAATGCGGGCAATAAAACTGATACTACTTTTGACTTTACAGCAACATCAACCATTTATAGAGTACTTATTACAAATAATAGTATAGTGCCGTCTTCCAGATCCGCACATTGGACTAGAGGGGATGTTTGTGGAAAACTTCTTTCTTCTTGCAAAGCACGATTTCAATTTATGAGTGAAGAAAATGATAACGATAAGCAAAATACTATTGTAGGAACTGATACTAATACTGCTGTTGGGGTTCTTCCCTTCGGAGGGTTCCCAGGTAGTAGAAAACATCGTTAATGAACTTACAAGACATAAAAGATCATTTCGATAGAGAGTATCCTAAAGAGGGGTGTGGAGTCTTATCAGTAGTTAAAGGAAAAAAGCAGTGGTTCCCTTGTACTAATATTGCTACTAATAATGATGATTTTATTATGGATTCAGAGGAATATATAAAATTATTAACAACTACAGATATTGTAGGAATAGTACATAATCATATTGGTAGTAGTTCAGAGCCGGGCGAAACTGATAAAGTTGCTTGTAATACTTTAGGAATTCCTTATTATATATTTAGTTATCCTGATATGAATCTAACTGTCTTAGAACCCGAAAATAATACAACGGATTTATATGGAAGAGAGTATGAGTTTGGGGTAGCAGATTGTTTTGAAGCAGTACGTGATTATTTATTTCAACAAGGAATGGAAATCCCTCATCGTGCCTTATTTGAAGAAAACTGGTATAATAAAGGATTAGATTATTTTACTACAGAGATGGTTAAAAAGTGGAAAGGAGAGCCCGTGAATTTAGATGAGTTGAAAGAAAATGATGTACTTCTCTTCAAAGTACAAGAAGAAGTAAATGATCATTGTGGAGTATACTTAGGAAATGATATTTTCTACCATCATGCATTTAACAGACTATCATGCAGAGAAAATTTGTATCCTTTCTGGCATAAGTATTTAGTAGGAGCATATAGATATGTTGCGTAAGGTATATTTAAATGGTGAATTAGGTGAAAAATATGGGAAAGTTGCTGAAGTAAAAGCAGAAACGGTTAGAGAAGTCATACAGTATTTAGATGCTAATTACACAGGAGTTAAAAAGTATTTACTTGACTCTGATAAGAAAAAAATAGGGTTTACTATAAAAGTAGCTGATCAACATCTTGAGCACAATCAGGAGCTTTTAATGCCTTTAAATAAAGGGGATATAATTATTACCCCAGTTCCTTTAGGGTCTAGGGGCGCTGTCAAAGCATTCATAGGGGCGGTACTAATAGTAATAGGAATAATAGTTCCACCCCTTGGTTCAATACTAATTCCTATAGGCTTGAGTCTGGTAAGCCAGGGGTTAGCAGAAATGATGGCACCAGACCCTGCAACAGATAACGATGGGAGCGAAGACGGTGAGGATGGGTATCTATTTCAAGGATCAGAACAAGTCATTCCCGAGGGACGACCTGTTCCAGTTTTATACGGAGAATTGAGAGTTCCTGGGCAGCCTATTACTTTTGATTTACAAAATATAGATGACGGCTGGAATGCTTTATCTAATGCAAACGGAGCGTACACTCTGTCTGGGGATCCAGATGGAAACATATACAAAGTCGCAGCTAATAGGAGGGATTAGTAATGAGTGTGAATATACCAAACCTCCCAGACGGAACAGGAACAGGGAAGCCTGAAGACCCCGGTAAGGCAGGCTCTAACATTCAAGAAGTTTCAATAACTGATTTAATATCAGAAGGTCCTATTCAGGGTCTGGTAAATGGAGAGGCTTCTGTATATTTAGAAGGGGATCAGTTATCTTCTGAAGATACAATCCTTAAAAACAGTGAGGCCGCAAATGAAGCAGGAGAGCCTCATACAATAACCTTTGCTGCAGCCAGTAGCAATTTACAGCCCGTAACCGCATCAATGAAGGATAGGGACGGTAATACTGCTTATTATAATGATTTAAAAGAGACGTATACAAGAGATAATGCTTATCGATTTATAACAGTATTTGGATTACAAGCATCAGATTGTAAAATTGAAGGCATGAAAAGATCTAAGCATGAGGCGGGCGGTGATTATGGATTGTCTGAAATAAAAGTTTGTGCAGTTGCAGGAACCCCGTTAGCAGAAAGTACTCTTTTCTATACAAGTCATAAATCAGGAGTTGGAAAGAGAAGTCCTACTCTTAGAAACTTAAAACCTATTGTACGAGTTATTACTCCCTCCGGACATTTAATAAAAGGAAGTGTGATAGAAGTTTATGGGGATGATTATAATTCCGTTGATACTAGTGGACCCTCTAAGCGAGTAACAATACAAGTATGGGGAGCTTATTCAGACGTAAATCTAGAAAAAGATATTTATACCGGCTCCAATCAAGTATATGGAAAAGTATATATAGATAGAGTATGGCTTGTAGATATAAGAACAGTTAGTGGAAATAATGTTATTTATATACCAAAACAGAGTAATTCTTTATCTGTAACTGATAAAACTTTTTGGCTTCATCCAGAAGATGGTGATAACTCAGGCACTGCTACTACAGGTAGTACTCCTGCTAACTCAAAAAAATACCCAGGTTCGTCAGTTGAGTTTCGAGTTGGTAATTTACATCAAGAACCTTTATATCAGTTATCCGGGCCTGGTGTAGCCTCTTTTCCGTTAACTTTATCAGCTAGTGACTCCGCTCCTTTTAATAGCACTAACAACTTTCTTACTAGTGCGCCCGCAGCGGGCTATCCCACTTCTAGTGATATTACGACTGCTGTAAATGACGGAGCAATTCAAAAAGTCCTTGTGTTTAGTCAATCATTTTCAGGAGCACAGATAAGTGAAATTGATGAAGTAAAAATTCAATTAGAATTTCCTAATGGACATTACGCAACAAATGATGAGGGAAACGATCAGTACAACGGAGCAGCCTTTAGTATAACCCTCGAAGGTTCTGAAAGTGGAGGATCTAATCCTACTGATTGGGAAGACCTTACAGGAGGAGCTGCTGTATACCAAAGATATTGGGGGTTGCAGAAAACAGCAGTAGTTTATACTATAATATTGCCCATAAATACTCATTTAAATATTAGGGATTTGCGTTTAGTTATTACTAGATTAACTCCCGATGGAGTAGCTAAAGGAAATAATTATCTTGGAAAGCTCTCCGGCAATCATATAATTCGAGGAGCGACTAGTGATATAGCAGTAGTCTTAGATACTTGTCAAATTGCTCAAGTCGTAGCAACCATTAAAGAAAAACTTTCCTACCCTTATTCCGCAGTAGCGGGTGTAAGTTTTAGTTCTCAAAGTTTCCCCTCAGCCCCTAGTAGAGCATATCATGTTCGGGGACTAAAAATTAAAATACCTTCTAACTATAAACCTAGGCACTTGACTGGCGATGGAGTTGCTACCTATACAGGAATGTGGAATGGGGAATTTAGTGACGAAGGAACAACAAATAGTAGTGGTCTTGAGTCTGGAGTATACTACACTGATAACCCTGCATGGGTATTCTATGATATGTTAATTAATGACCGTTATGGCTTAGGAGATTTTTTAACCGCACAAGATATAAATAAATTTCAACTTTATAAAATTGCAAAATATTGCGATGAATTAGTACCTACTAAATATGGTGAGACAGAGCCTAGGTTTACATCTAATTTATATTTGACTAAGCCTACTGAGGCATATAAAGTTTTAAAAGACATGGCAACCATGTTTAGAGGTTTATTATATTGGTTGGACGGACAAATGATTCCAATACAAGATTCTCCGGCTTATCCTATTTATAACTTTTCTCCTTCAAATATAATAAAGGATACTTTTCAAACTCAAAATTCAGGAAGTAAAGCAAGAACTAATCAATACACAGTTATATGGAATAATCCTTCAGCCGCATATAAACCAGAGCCTATAGTTATCGAAGATAAAGAAAATATTCTTACTACAGGACAAATTATTCCTAAAAAAGCTGTTGCATTTGGTTGTACTTCTGAGGGTCAAGCAATAAGGTATGGAAGATGGAAAGCATGGACTTCAGTCAATCAAACTGAAGTTGCGACTTTCAAAACTTCTGTTAATGCATCGTTTTTAACTCCTGGAGATATAATAAATATACAAGATCCCTCACAGACAGGGACTGTATTTAGTGGTAGAATAACGGCCTCCTCTAATAGTGCTATAACTTTAGATGTGGATATCACTACTGTCTCAAGTCAGGCTCAATCTGATGGGGGGAGAGCACAGTCTTTTAGTTTTCAATCCAGTTCTGATTATGCTTATAGTTTAGCCCTTTTAGTTTTAAAACGTAAAGTAGTTTTAACTCAGGAAGCCCCTGCAGTAATAACTCATTCAGGCGCAACTTATACTTATAATAGAGGGGATGAAGTAGTTTATGCAAAGATTGATGGAACTTCTACACAACTTATTGGTAATTCAGATTCTGATGAAGATATAAGAAAAACTATTTCAAATATTCAAGACAATGACGGAACCGATATTCAAGTAGAGTTTAGAAATAGTACAGATGTTGAATCAATAACGTTTACCTCTTCTAATGTTTCTGTAGTTAATGGAGTTACCCAAATAGCTATTGCTGCTCCTTTCTCTGGAGAAATCCCAGATAATACTATCTGGTCAATACGAGAAACTTATAAAGGTGTAAATACTTTAGCTTCATATAAAGAATATAAAATATTAGGACTAAAAGAGGATTCAGATAAGTTTTTTGAAATTACTGCAGTAGAATTTTTTAATTCAAAATTTGATATAATTGACAAAGATTTTACTTTAGCATTACAAGATACTGTTATTCCTCCTGTTCCGGATTATGTTCCACCTCCTGAATCAGTTTATATTTTAGATACTCCCGATTTCAGAATGGAACAAAATGAGATAACATTAGAATGGGAGCCTCCTAGGAATACGGACGGTTCCACATATCAATTTCCTAGAAACTATGTAATACATATTTATCCCCCCTTACCGGATGGCACTGATTATGTAGAGACTCGAAGTGGTAATACGAGACGACACGTGTTTAAAGGAATACCTGATGGAGTTTATGACTTTGGAGTTCAGACTTTTTCAAAATTTAGAAAACGTTCAGAAATAACTTGGAGAACTATAGAGTTAGTTGATAAATTTGCAGTCAGTTGCTCCCGCATGGTAGGAGGTATTCCTAGAGGTATATTCGCAAATTGTGAAAGTAAGATTTCAGGCTCTACATTTAGCTTAGATACTGTTGATTTTGCAATTCGTTCTAATGGTGCGCCGGGAACGGTTGTAAATAATGCTAATCAAGGCACTGCAGCAACTTATCAACAAGATTTGACAGCTATGGCAGCAACAGGAAAGGAGATAACTCGAGCACATATTTACTTTGACGCAGACGATACTACGGATTATTTAAAATTAGTTCTTTATAAACGGTTTAATTTTGAAAATGCTTCACTTGGTATATGGTATGATAGAACACAATGGGTCAGTAATAGTGAGAATGTTTGGACAGATTGTACAAATAGTGCAGATGCCAGAGTCAAGGTAGGGCGATATAGTAATAAAGTTGAGAAGTCAGAAGGGACAACAGCATTTTTAACTCGTTTTCAAGTCGGAGACGTTATTAGAATCAAAACTGCAACAAATACTTACTATGCGGGTGTAGTTGCCTTTATTGAAAACGATAATATTTTGTTTACTCAGCAACGTTTAAATAATACTGCTAATGAGATAACGAGTGTTGATGAATCTAAAGCAATAGCAAGAAATGCCCTACGTCCTGACTATGCTAATGATGCTGTTATAGCTTTTGTAGGCAGGAATGGAAGTACTTATTCCCATGAAAGGTATCTGTGGACAATAGATCCTAACTTACAAGGGCTTAGAGCATTAATTGTTGATCCAAATATCGCATTTCTTAATTATAATTCTTCTTCCGTACTTCAGAACGAAGTTGCTATTACTATCACAGCGGATGCGTTAGCATATTCTGACCCAGAGTTTATAATTACGGGAGCAGGATTTAGTCAAACTAGTGAAAGTGCTCAAAGTACTTATGTTAATGATGATACTTCAGGACTATCTGCTCCTAATGATGTAACGGGGCAAAGCCTTACATGGAAACTACATGATGGAACTTCAGGAATCGGATACGATAATGGCTCAGCATTAAATTTCTCGGTAACCGTTAGAGAATCTACTGATCAGAGCGAAAGTAAAACCAAAGATTTCAAAATTGTAAAAGTACAAGATGGATCTATAGGTGTAGACGGCAAGACAGTTTCTATCACTGCAGACGATAATAGTGTTATATATGATGAAGATTTCGCAAATCCCGTATATAATAGTACTAATGGTGATATAGTACTTACTGCAACCGCACATAACTTTACTGATGCTATATATAAGTTTACTCGTACAGGACCCGGCTCTGACGTCGTATTGCAAGACTGGAGCGATACCAGTACTTGGACTTTTCTAGACGACGCAGATTGGACAGATACGGGTGCAGGTACTTTGCAAACTAGAGAAGCTATTCCTCCAATACATGCTAAAGCGGACTGGCCCAGAGTATATAAAGTAGAGGTTGGAGAGAAGCCGTCAGGGTGGAGTGCTCCTAGCGCTCCGACTGGAAACGTCGCTATTGATACCACATCTATAGTTGGATTAGCGGGAGAGGGTATATATGGGGTTACAATTTCTCAGCCTAATCATTCACATTCTTACCTAACACCTGCCGACGGAACCTTCACCGGAACAATATCAGGGTCAGGAACTACAATAGAAGTATTCAGAGGAGACCTAATAGCTACTTACGCTGGTAAAACGGATGGTACCACAGGATTAGCATCAGGAGATGAAGCAGCTATGGCTGTGGGTTCCTGGTATATCTCCGCCATAACGGTTACTGGCAGTGATGTTACTTTAGGAGGCCCTACTAGTGTTTCTAATAATATAGTTACTATTAGCGATCATGCGGCTACTTCGAATACTGATAATACTGAGGCTATTACGTATACAATAAGAGTAAAATCTAGGAAGGCTAAAGCCAATCCTCCCTATGTAATTTGGGAAAAAACTACAGTTCAAACTCTAACAAAAGCTTTAGGAGGTGCTGCCGGAGATAGCGGTACAACTGTAGATTTATCTTCTTCAGATTGGACTATAAGTTATGATGCTAATGGGGCGAACCCTTCGTTTACAGCAGGCCCCGAAAGCGGTAAGATACGTATTACTGCAACTCCTAGAAACTTTACAACCCCGTTAGTTAGGATTAAGCGTGGTAGTACATATTTAACAGGAACCGCTGGAAGTAGTGGTAGTTATAATTGGGCTGCTCAAGGCACTTTTTCTGTGGATTATACGATACCTACTACTGTTACTGCAGAGAACCATGAGATAGTAACGGTAGAAGTAGCAGAAAAACCTGCATCTGGACAAGGACGAGATAACAGCGATTGGCCTGAGGATGACACTATTACTGCGGAAGACCAAGCAACCTTACACTCATTCGTTGCAGGAACACAAGGTACGTATATATCTTTAGGTAATCCCAATCATGGAGTTAGTGCCAATAATGATGGTCAGGTATCTAGCTATTCTGGCAGTGGAACTACCGTTGAATTTTTTGCTGATGGCCTACAGAAAAATTATCATGCTAACTATAATACTATGCCAAATAATAGTTGGATAGTTACAGGAGTAGCCTCCACTAATGCTTCTAATTGGAGTTATGGGGGAAATAGTAATACTAGCACCGTTTATACTTTAAATGACCATGGTTATGGTACTGGTAGTAGTACTCAAATGAACGATAATGAAACAATTACTATTACTATATCCTATAAAAATGCGACAGGTAAGAGCTTTACCTTTAATGCGAAGCAGCATTTATATAAAGTCAAGGCAGGATCAGATAGCACAGCACAAGGAACTAATGCGCCTAAAGTTTTAAGTGGTTTCGTATATTATCAGACAGCTGTAACGGACGCGAATGCTCCTAGTACACCTTCTGCTACTAATTTTAATTTTAATACAGGGGCTTTTACAGGATTAACTAACAATTGGGGTACCTCTCCCCCTACATATGATGCTCAAAATACTACTACTGCTTATTGGTATTCCTACTATACTACTACCCAAACTGTTACAAATAATGTAGTACAGGCAACAGGATCGGTTAGCTTTACAACTCCTGCAAAGGGTGTGGCTTTTACAGGATTAGTAACATTTACTGCTTTAGAAACGGATACAAATACTACCATTCATGGAGGTAATATTACTACAGGAAAGATAAGTGCGATTTCTTCAGGCACAGCCAGTTATGGAACAGATGCCGATGGAAATGTATCTAGTTCAGGACTGCATATAGATCTTGATAAGGGACGTTTACGTTCCCCGCATTTTTATATTGATGGATCAGGAGCCAAATTTAAAGGCGTACTAGAAGCAACGAGTGGATATATAGGTAGTACTGTAGATGGCTGGCGTATAAAAGGGTATAGGATTATGGGTGGTGGATATGGTACGATTAGTGCAAGTACTGATTGGCCAAATGCAAATATTACTTTAGACTCTCAAAATAAGAGAATTGTAATTCGTGATACAACCAGTGAAACAGCCGGAGTTAATCGTGTAGTACTTGGTAATATGAATTAATATTAACCACCTTAAAAATAAAACTTGACTATTTATGTCCTTTGAGATATAATTTCAGCATGGAGAAATATAAATGAGCGCAGGAACATATAACTTAGTAATCGACCAAGGCTCCGACTTTGCGTTGGACTTGGTGATTAAGGAAGGAGGATCGGCTCTAAACTTGGCTAATTACTCAGGTCGAGCACAGCTGCGTACATCAGTTACTGCAAGTTCTGTATCTGCATCATTTACGGTTACTGTTACTAATGCGGCGAATGGAGCTTTAAAAATGCAATTACCGGCAGCAACCAGTTCTGGTCTAGCTGCAGGTCAGTATGTATATGATTTAGAGATTTATACAGCAAATGATTCTATTGTTAAACGTATTATGCAAGGAGATGTAACTATTACACCTGAGGTAACTCGATGAGTACACAAACCACAATAGAAATTACAGAAGCTGTTACGGAAGTTAGTGTTACTGGAACATCAACAACTATTGATATTACCGATGACGTTACAGAATTACAGGCGTATACATTGGCAGTTCCCTTTGAAGTTCCGGGGCAAATTACAGCCGCAAATGTTACTGTTGTACCATATGGAACAATTACAACTACTAATTTAAGAGATGCATTAAAAGAATTAGCAGATCAAGATTTTAGAGGTGCATCCACTCCCTCAGGAAGTTATATTTCTGAAGGAGATACTTGGTATGATACCGATGACGATCAATTTAAAGTCTATAGAGAAACAAGTTCAGGCACATTTCAGTGGGTTCCCATAATGGTGGGTGCAGCTAGCGGTGATTCTGATACAATAGACGCAGGATCCTATTAGGGATAATTCGGAGTTTTATAAATGGCTCAAACAATTCAAATTAAAAGAACTACGGGAACTGGCAAACCCACTAGTGTTGCGCAGGGGGAGCTATTTTATGCCTATGGGGATAATGGTACTTATGGAAAGCGCCTCGCAATAGGAAACGAAAGTGGAGGTGGAAATACTCCAGAGATTATTGGTGGTAAGCATTTTATGGATATGCTTGACCATACCGCAGGAACATTAACCGCTAGTAGTGCTATAATTACAGATGCTAACTCGTATATTGATCAAATTAAATTAAAAGCGCAGGGTGAAGTACAGCTTTTTGAGGCAACCGCAAACGGTACAAATTATGTAGCTTTAAAAGCACCTGCAACGGTTGGTTCAGACTTAACTTATACACTACCAGCCTCAGTTACAAATGGTTATGTACTCTCTACAAATGGATCAGGTGTACTTAGTTGGATAGCCCAAGCTAGTACTTTAACAATCGCTGCTGATAGTGGTTCAAATGATACTGTTGCGGTTGGGACAGATACTTTAACATTTGAAGGTACTGCAAATGAAATTGAAACTACAGTATCTAATAATAAAATTAATATCGGGTTCCCTACTAATGTAACAATTTCTGGAAATTTAACAGTCTCAGGTACAACTACTACTGTTTCTTCCACGACTGTAAATGTCGCAGACTCAATGTTGTCGCTTGCTACAGGTAATAATTCTAGTGATGCTGTTGATATTGGTTTTTATGGTTTATATGATGATTCTGGGTCGCAAGATGAATATGCAGGACTTTTCCGTGACGCAGGAGACCAGAAGTGGAAGTTATTTAAAAACTTACAAGCAGAACCTTCCACCACAGTCAATACTAGCGGTACGGGATATGCTGTGGCAACACTTGTAGCCCATCTTGAAGATTCAAGTGTAACTATTACTGGTGGATCAATAACAGGAATTACAGATTTAGCAGTCGCAGATGGTGGAACAGGACTTTCAGCAGTTGCAAAAGGTTCAGTACTTGTAGCAAACTCAGCTAATACTTTATCTGCTTTAGATGGCGGCGGATCAGCAGATGGATTACTTTTATATACATCATCTTCTGATACAATTTCGTGGACAACAACTGTAGACGGCGGAACTTATACATAATAGGATAATACTATGGCCGTAGTAATTAAACCTAAAAGAGGTACTAACACTCCAGGTACAGATGATATTGCATCTGGAGAGATTGCTATTGATACTTCTGCAAAGAAGTTATATATCAATGATGGCGGTACTGTAAAAGAGATTGGTGGTGGTGGAGCAGGCGGCTCAACCACAGACGTAACCCAGTCTAGTCATGGATTTTCAGCAAAAGATTGTATTCGTCATAATGGATCATCTTGGGTAAAAGCACAAGCAAATGCTGCTACTACTTTAGCCCTCGGAGTTGTAACTGCGGTAGCTGATAGTAATACTTTTACAGTTGCACAATCAGGAAGATTTACAATATCTTCACACGGTCTTACAGTAGGACAGTGGTACTACTTAGATGCCTCAACTGCGGGTGCACTAACTGCTACTGAGCCAGCAATTTCGCAACCATTAGTATATGTAGAAAGTGCGAGTGTTGTATTTGTTTTTCCATATCGTCCAACGCAATTACTAGTAAATGGTGGTGCTTCTGTAGTTCCTGGAGATGATACAGTAACATCAGCAAAAATTGTAGATGGTACTATTGTAACTGCTGATCTGGCGGATGATGCAATAACTACTGCTAAAATTGCAGATGATGCGATTACTTCAGCACTTATAGCTGACGATGCTATTACTTCAGCACTTATAGCTGATGATGCAGTCGTTACAGCCGCTATAGCCGATGACGCTATTACTTCAGCCCTTATAGCTGATGATGCCATTAC